CTGCTACATGAAGTGCTTCTCTAGCACAGAAACCAGTAAGCATCATACGTACCTCTGGTTGTGGAAAATATGGTAGATAGTTTTCTACATAACCACCAGACACATCTATATCTGACTGTGTAAAGAATCTAAATATATTAGTAAGAAAGTATTTCTCTTCTGTGCTTAGTTTATTTTTCCAATCTTTAACATCTTCAAGCATTGGTACTTCTGTGTGAAGCCAGTGTGATTGCTCATGCTTGAGCCATGCATCATAAGCCCAAGGATAATGAAAAGGTTTAAAGTAGTCTCGTTCATCTTGAAGTTTTAATTTATTCATGTTCGCCCCCATGTCCTCTTCCTAAACCACCAACATTTCTAGGAAATATTTTTCCAAAAAAACTTGGGTTTGTTTTAGCTACCTCAAAAGTAGCTGCTGTTACAAATAAACCAAGTAATAAAAGCACATGGGCCATAGCAGAAATACCAAACACAATAAAGGAACCCATGTATATGCTAAATATAATACACCACATCCATGCTAACACTTGCATAACCATGTGCCGCACAGTTAAACTTGGTATGTTACTTAATGGATTATATCTATGATCCATAATAGACATCCACCAACTACCTACAACTTTAATCACGTTGAAATACCTCTTTCATTATAATCTTTAGGTAAACAAAGAAACTGACTTACTTGTGCTCCTTTTATTTCTTTGTAAGAATTTTTAGCAAACTGAATTAATTCATTAATATTATTAGTTACATACTCATAACACTGCTCTTGTTTTTTAAATACTAATTCTTTACCATCTTTATGACTAACAACAAGAACATTACCTGTATCATAATCTTGTAAATTAGGAAAGAACATTACAATTATTATTATCAATTTACTCATTTTTACTTTTCCTTTCTAACATATAATAACATTCATAGCAAAGTTTTAATCCTTTCCTATCCCATGTAAATTCATATTGATCTCCTGTTACCCAACCTAGTTTACATATGTAACATACATTTTTAAATTCTAAACTATCTACCATGATTAGGGTGAAAATTATAATTTATATTTGCTATATGTCTAGCTTCTACTGCTTCTTCTAGAGAATCATAAGATCCTAACCAGATTGTCTTACTATTAATCTTAATACGTGCTCTATATTTATTTAACTTTTCATACCATGACACTCCAGTATGTCCAGTTTTACTATTTTTATTAAGTGTTCTATTTTTTTGATTTTCAAAACCAGATACTTCTCTAAGATTTA